TACCGCTAGTTCCTGATGAACCTGAGCTACCGTCCGTTCCGCTTGTTCCTGAAGAACCCGAAGTTCCTGATGAACCATCTGTACCACTTGTTCCTGAAGAACCTGAAGTACCATCTGTACCGCTAGTTCCTGATGAACCTGAAGTACCATCTGTTCCTGAAGAACCCGAAGTTCCTGATGAACCATCTGTACCACTTGTTCCTGAAGAACCGTCTGTTCCTGAAGAACCGCTAGTTCCTGATGAACCATCTGTTCCGTTTGAACCTGAAGTTCCTGAAGAACCTGAGCTTCCACTTGTTCCTGAAGAACCATTTGAACCTTGTGCTCCTACAAGACAAAGAGTAACTCCTGCCTGTGTTTTATAACCAGGATTTTGAGAATATGTAATAACCGCAATTAAAGCTCCTGTTGAAGCAGTGTAACCGCTAATTAACATATATTGTATAACATCATCAGGTGCATATACACTTAATGTTTGTCCAGGACCCCATGACATATTTGGAGACGAAGGTCCATTGTAAAGTTGTGCTACTGCTTGAAAATAATAATCTCCAGCTAAGAATGGTGTACAAATTAAAGCCGATGTTCCTGAAGAACCTGAGCTACCACTTGTTCCTGAAGAACCCGAAGTTCCTGATGAACCATCTGTACCACTTGTTCCTGAAGAACCGTCTGTACCGCTTGTTCCTGAAGAACCCGAAGTTCCTGAACTACCATCTGTACCGCTAGTTCCTGAAGAACCATCTGTACCGCTAGTTCCTGAAGAACCATCTGTTCCGCTAGTTCCTGATGAACCTGAAGTACCATCTGTTCCGCTTGTTCCTGAAGAACCCGAAGTTCCTGATGAACCATCTGTACCACTTGTTCCTGAAGAACCGTCTGTACCTGAAGTTCCTGATGAACCAGAAGTTCCTGAACTACCATCGGTACCACTTGTTCCACTTGAACCATCAGTTCCGCTAGTTCCTGAACTACCATCTGTACCTGAAGTTCCTGAAGAACCATCTGTACCGCTAGTTCCTGAACTACCATCTGTACCTGAAGTTCCTGAACTACCATCTGTACCTGAAGTTCCTGAAGAACCATCTGTACCACTAGTTCCGTCTGTTCCGCTAGTTCCTGAACTACCATCGGTACCACTTGTTCCACTTGAACCATCAGTTCCGCTAGTTCCTGAACTACCATCTGTACCACTTGTTCCTGATGAACCATCCGTACCACTAGTTCCGTCTGTTCCGCTAGTTCCTGAACTACCATCGGTACCACTTGTTCCACTTGAACCATCAGTTCCGCTAGTTCCTGAACTACCATCTGTACCTGAAGTTCCTGAAGAACCATCTGTACCACTTGTTCCTGAAGAACCGTCTGTTCCGCTAGTTCCTGAACTACCATCGGTACCACTTGTTCCACTTGAACCATCAGTTCCGCTAGTTCCTGAACTACCATCTGTACCTGAAGTTCCTGAAGTTCCTGAAGTTCCTGAAGTTCCTGAAGAACCATCTGTACCACTTGTTCCTGAAGAACCATCTGTACCACTTGTTCCTGATGAACCATCCGTACCACTAGTTCCGTCTGTTCCGCTAGTTCCTGAGCTTCCGTCGGTACCACTTGTTCCTGAACTACCATTTATACCACTTGTTCCTGAGCTACCATCTGTTCCGCTTGTTCCTGAAGAACCATCTGTTCCACTTGTTCCTGAAGAACCATCTGTACCACTTGTTCCTGAAGAACCGTCTGTACCTGAAGTACCACTTGTTCCTGAGCTACCATCTATTCCGCTAGTTCCTGATGAACCATCTGTACCTGAAGTTCCACTTGTTCCTGAGCTACCATCCGTTCCGCTAGTTCCTGAAGAACCATCTGTACCGCTAGTTCCTGAAGAACCATCTGTACCGCTAGTTCCTGAACTACCATCTGTTCCGCTTGTTCCAGATGAACCTGAAGTACCATCTGTTCCGCTTGTTCCTGAAGAACCCGAAGTTCCTGATGAACCATCTGTTCCACTCGTACCAGAAGAACCATTCGTGCCGCTAGTTCCTGAAGAACCATTTGTACCCGAAGTACCATCAATACCACTAACACCTGAAGTTCCACTTGTCCCTGAAGAACCGTCTGTACCGCTTGTTCCTGAAGAACCATCCGTACCACTAGTTCCGTCTGTTCCGCTAGTTCCTGAGCTTCCGTCGGTACCACTTGTTCCTGAGCTACCATCTGTTCCGCTAGTTCCTGAACTACCATCTGTACCACTTGTTCCTGAAGAACCGTCTGTACCGCTTGTTCCTGATGAACCATCCGTACCACTAGTTCCGTCTGTTCCGCTAGTTCCTGAGCTTCCGTCGGTACCACTTGTTCCTGAGCTACCATCTGTTCCGCTAGTTCCTGAACTACCATCTGTTCCGCTAGTTCCTGATGAACCATCTGTTCCGCTAGTTCCTGAGCTACCATCCGTACCACTTGTTCCTGAAGAGCCATCTGAACCTGAAGTTCCTGAAGAACCATCTGTACCTGAGCTACCTGAAGTTCCTGAAGAACCATCTGTTCCGCTAGTTCCTGATGAACCCGAAGTACCATCTGTACCGCTAGTTCCTGATGAACCCGAAGTACCATCTGTACCTGAAGTTCCTGAAGAACCAGATGAACCACTTGTTCCTGAAGTTCCTCCAGTTATTGTTACAGTAATGTTTCCACCACCATCATCTATAACTGATGCTCCACTGAATGTAATTCCTGAAACAGAAGTAACTGTTGTTGTTCCGTCTCCAACAGATAAGGCTGAGCCTGAACCTGAAGTTATACCTGTAATTGATACCGCAGTACCATCACTATTATTTAAAGTTAAAGTTGAAGTTCCACTATCATATGTTCCACCAGTTACAGTTCCTGTAAATCCTGTGATTGTTACAACTCCTCCATCAGTATCATATAAATCTAATGTTGTTGTTGCAGAAAAATATGTACCACCTGTAATTGCAGTATCATTTAAATTGGCAACTCTCCATCTAGCATTTTCTCTTGTAACACCACTAACACCTTCAATAGTAGAGCCTGTCCAAGCGTTCATAAGAGCCTGACCACCAGCTTCCAAGTTTAACACTTGGTAACCAAACTCTAATTCAGTAACATCACCATCTTCATTCGCTAAAGTCCATAAACTTTCATAATTAGGAATTGTATATTGGTATGTTGTTTGATTTTCTTGAACAAATACCAACATTCCTAATCTTCTCCTTCCCGAAGAGATTCCATCATTGAAAAGATTTAATTGATTTGTTATTCCTGCATACACAAAACTAATTGGTATTGTATTACCTGAATAATTCACTGGCCCGTCTGTACCTGGAGGAATTGTCCAATTCAAGTCAGCAAGACTCCAAACCTCCATATAACCTCCTACGGTATTTACACTAAAATTTACTCCAGAATCCGATTCTCTGTCAACCGAGAATGGAGATGTTACAAATGTATCTGAGGTGGGATTTTTATAATTAAAACTCATTTTTTTATCTTTTTATTTTTTATCTTTATAAATATTATTAAACTAATGTCCCTCCTTGGAAATAGTTCGGTAATGAACTTGTTCCTAATTGGAATGACGTTGCATTATATGTTGAATACATTCTGTACGTACCTGCTGGTATATTTGTACTTCCAGAATAATTTATTATTAAACTATTGTATGTACTATTCATAGTTCTTGTTGCCATTCCACCAGCACTTGTTCCGTTTTTAGCTGTTGAGTATTTTTGTCCGTTTGTTGCTCCTGTTGATACAAATACTGTAACCCAGTTTGAAGATACTGCAGTAAACGCTCCAATAGGGATTTGTACTGTTTGGAATGTATATGCAACAATTGGATTACCGTAAGCGTCATTTCCTCCTGATGTTGTTGAAATTGGTGCAGTTATTATTGATGGCTCATCTCCATTACCCAAATTTCCTGTCCATCCTGAGTAACTTAAATAAGCATTCATTTGAGCATCAAATGTCGCTTGAACTGTTGATGGAGCGGTAGGAACTTGGTTAAATCCTTTCCAAGTACTTCCTTGTGATGTCATCCAAGCATTTAAATTAATTTTAGCCTGAGCACCATTTGTATCAATGAATATGTAAGCAAACAATGGAGACCTTGTAGGTGTAGGTGTAGGTGTTTGTGTTAATGTTGCAGTTTGTGTTGCCGTCACTGTTGGTGTTTGTGTTGGCGTATCAGTTGTTGTTACTGTTGGAGTTTGTGTTGCAGTTTCAGTAGGTGTCTGTGTTGGAGTATCACTTGTCGTTACTGTTGGTGTTTGAGTTGGAGTTTCTGTTGGTGTCTGTGTTGGAGTATCACTTGGTGTATTTGTTGGAGTTTCTGTTGGAGTTTCGGTTTGAGACGCAGTGATAGAAGGTGTTGGAGTTTGTGTAGGAGTTTCTGTTTGTGTTGGAGTATTTGTAGGAGTTTCACTTGGTGTGTTTGTTGGCGTTTCAGTTGGAGTTTCACTTGGTGTGTTTGTTGGCGTTGCAGTTAATGTTGTTGTAGTTGTTGGAGTTTGTGTTGGCGTTTCTGTTGGTGTTTCCGTATTTGTTGGCGTTGCAGTTAATGTTGTTGTAGTTGTTGGTGTTTGAGTTTGAGTTTCTGTTGGTGTATTAGTTGGAGTTTCACTAGGTGTGTTTGTTGGTGTTTCTGTTGGAGTTTCAGTTTGAGACGCAGTAATAGAAGGTGTTGGAGTTTGTGTTTCAGTTGCTGTTGGAGTTTGACCCGCAGTCGCACTTGGAGTTGGTGTGTTTGTTTCTGTTGGAGTATTAGTTGGCGTTTCGCTAGGTGTATTAGTTGGCGTTTCGCTAGGTGTGTTTGTTGGAGTTTCAGTATTTGTTGGAGTATTAGTTGGTGTTTCTGTTTGAGTTGGAGTGTTTGTAGGAGTTTGTGTTATTGTCTCAGTTGGTGTATTACTTGGTGTTTCTGTTTGAGTTGGAGTGTTTGTAGGAGTTTGTGTTATTGTCTCAGTTGGAGTATTACTTGGTGTTTCTGTTGGAGTTTGTGTTATTGTTTCAGTTGGAGTATTACTTGGTGTTTCTGTTGGAGTATTTGTTGGTGTTGGTGTTTGTGTCTCAGTTTGAGACGCAGTGATAGATGGTGTTGGCGTTTGTGTCTCAGTTGCAGTTGGTGTCAATCCTGCTGTTGCGGTAGTACTTGGTGTTGGTGTATTAGTTGCAGTCTCGCTTGGAGTATTTGTTGGAGTTTCTGTTTGAGTTATAGTATTTGTTGGTGTATTAGTTGGAGTCTCACTTGGAGTATTTGTTGGAGTTTCTGTTTGAGTTATAGTATTTGTTGGAGTATTCGTTGGAGTTACGCTAGGTGTGTTTGTTGGAGTTTCTGTTGGTGTATTAGTTGGCGTTGCAGTTAATGTTGTTGTAGTTGTTGGTGTTAAAGTTTGTGTTGGCGTATTACTTGCTGTATTAGTTGGTGTTTGAGTATTGGTAGGAGTTTGTGTTGGAGTTTCTGTACTACTTGGAGTATTAGTTGGTGTTACAGCGGCAGAAGTTGGCGTAAGAGTTGGTGTAGGGGTCGGTGTTGCACAACCTAAATAAACAACTACTCCGTTAAACATGTCGGTCCTTGTATATCCTGAACCAATTAAAGTTGAGTCAACAAAAACACTGAATGGTCCTAAAGCATTTGAATTTGATGCCAATCTTACAATGTAAGTTGTACAAGTTGTTGCAGTTTCTTGTTGTGATACTGAAATATCATTACAACCAGGTGCATTATTTACGACTAGAATAGTATAAGTGGCCATCCGCAGATTTTTATTTAATAAATACCACGCCGTTATTATTTAATAAGATTTATTTTAAATAATTTCTTAACAACTTGGGTCCGATAAATTTATACTATTAATAAAACAACTTGGGTCTGCCAAACTAACCCCAAAAGTACAAGACGATTCTTGAATATTAATATCAACAATACAACTCGCCATCTCAATTGTAATCTGAAATGTACAACCAAACGTACAATCTAAAATTTTAAATATTGAACAATTATTGGCATCAACCAACGTCAACATTATTTGAGGTGCGGTATTAAAAATTGAGGGAATTACTGTATTATAGTAAACTGTAGGTGGAACTGCAGAACTTATTGTCCCTATCAAAGTTTGATAATTACCGTAAATATCCGATATGTAAACGCTAAACGGATACGCTGTACTTCCTGATATGTCTGTTATTCTTACCTGCGTCATGTTAAACACATTATATCGTAGACAATATTCAATTTGATAATGATTTCTTGTCCGTTTAACGAGAAATTACTTGTACTCGTTTGTATTGTTATTTGGTTATTAAGTTGGTCAATAGTAACCCCACTTACACCATTAATACTTAACAATATTGTTCTGATTGTGTCATACCATAAGTTATCACTTGGTCCAACATTTAATGTTGTTGCGGTAAAGAATGGTTGGCTTACTGAAGTTCCTAACGGATTAACTAATACTTGAGCATAGAATGTCGCTGTTACTAAATCACAATTTGTATTACCTGATGTGAGGTCAGCAAAACCTTCATTCATCATTTGTAGTAATCCGTACTTTGTTGGTGATTGTACTTGTAAAAGTTCAGCTCCCATAACATAACTTTCATAAGATACATAAGATGTTGCACAACTAATTGTTGTTGACCTTCTGAGTGTACATCCTGATGCGTCTGTTATTACAACACTATACGTTCCCGCAGTCAGTCCTGACACTTGTATTTGTTGTGGATTGCTTGTAACATTATTTGACCACTGATATGTAAATGGTGGTGTTCCTGAAGTTATAAATGCGGTTATTGTTCCTTCTGAACCCCCTCCACATGACGTACTATAAAGTGAGTAATCAAGTTGTTGACTTGGTGTAACGAAAACTGTCGCTGTTTGAGTACACCCTGTTGCATCTGTTACAGTAATAAGGTGTTGTCCTGAAGCAACATTCGAAAATGTTACCGCAGTTAAATTCGTATCAATAAAACTTGTTACCCCATCTAACGCAAAGTCAAATGGTTCTGTTCCACCTGTTGTTCTTGTGACTGTTATTTGTCCGTTAAGTTGATTACAAGAGGTACCAACAACATTAGTTGAGATTGTGAATTTATTTTCAGTAATGATTGTTACTTCTTGCATGTAATAACATCCTGATGAGTCAGCAACCGCAACTGTATAAGTTCCTGTCGATAAACTTGGATAAATTATACTTGTTTGAGAGTTTGTAATGGCGCTTGTGCTTCCGTCAGGTAAAACTAATGTATAAGTATATGGTAATGTACCACCTATAACAGTAATTTGTATTGAACCGTCCGTACTTGAACATGTTGAATTTACTCCATTAACAGAAACACTTGAAATACCTTGTGGTGTTTCTAAAGTTGTTCCTGCGTTTAGTGTACAAAATCCCGCATCTGTTACTAAGAAGTTATATTGACCAGCAGTCAAGTTACTAATAGTATATTCTTGAGAATATGATATTAAAACATCTCCTGTTGAGGCTGAATAATAATATGGTGCGGTTCCTCCTGTAATTGTAAGAGTAATACTACCATTTTGTTGTAAACAACTTGGTGTTGTTGCACTAAATGAACCGAAACCGATTGGGTCTACTTTTGTTACTGTCGCCGTTTGTGTAACTTGACAATTTTTAGAATCGGTTATTTGGACAGAATAAGTCCCTTCAGTCAATCCTGTGATTGTGCTACCTGTTGTTCCATTACTCCAAAGATAAGTGTAAGGAGCAACTCCTGTCATCCCTGTAACCAATACTTTACCTATAGGTGTTCCTCCACAACTTGAGTTTGGTACAGGATATAACCCAAAATTAAACGGTGGAGAACTTTCAATAATAAAACTTTCACTTCTACCAGTACAACCACCCAAATCTTGAGCAATCATATAGTAAGTTCCTGCAGATAAATTGGCAAATTCAACATAAGAAATATTTGTTACTGCAGATGAGATAAAACTACTTACATTATTGTATAGGTAATAGTTTGTTGAAGAGTAATCCGATGTTGAGGTTCCTGTTACAGAACCGTTATTAAGTTCGCAAGTAGTGTTACTAACTCCAACAACACTACCACAAATCCCATCAGAAACAGGTATATTAATATAAAATTCTTGGTTTGTTGGTAAGGTAGAATCATTAACTCTAACAACATATGTGTTTGGATATAATCCGCTTCTTGTGGATGATAAAACGGCTTGGTCTTCCCCCAAAGAAGGTTGTGTCCATTCTACGGTATATGGTGCAGTACCTCCTGTAGGTATCAAATTAATTGCGCCTGAGCCTGTTGATTGACAATCCCCTGTTATCTGTAGTATGTAACTAAATGCTGCCATTAATTTGTATTACAATTTATATCTATCATTATCCCCACATTTAATTTAACTATTTCGTCTAAATTTCTTGGTTCACAAGTCAAACTTGATATTCTTAAATTATTCCCGTTTAGGAAATAAGTAAATCCATAATCATATAACAATGGTAGATTAGCAATTAATGCGTTTCTCCATTGTCTATTAGTAGGAACATCAGTACTTCCATATCCTGTGTAGAATAAGGCGTTTATTATTGTATCAGGTCCAATCATTAAATTAACATACCAATCTGTTGCAATTGAATCGGCAATACATTGGGTTGGTGATAAGTTATTTTGAACTAATAAGGCGGTTACTCTATTATTTAATATAGCACTAAAGTTTGACACGTTTGTATCTCCATTTAACCATGGATAAATATAGAAGTCAACGTATTCAGTTGCACAATTGTATTGGAATATGTTTCCAATGATGTAACACGGTTCAGCGGGAACTGGTACAAATTGACAACCTCTTTGTCTTCTATAAACAAACTTTTGTTTTTGAAGAATTGAGTTTTCGTATCTAATACCACCATTCCAAATTGTTGTTGCCGGAATCATTTGCTCCATTAGCTTCAACCAGTAAGGACCAATACCTTCAACATAATTAATTAACTTTTGATAAGTGTATTTGTTAGTGGGAACTCCAACCGTTTCTTCCGATTCAATGTATTTCCACCAAAGTGATTGTAATGTAGGGTATCCACCTGTTTTACCATCAGTAATGTATTGTCTGTTTCTAACATTAATCATATTCTCCCAAAAAGTTTGTGAGAATTCAAAGAATGTTTTTTTCTTGGGCTGAGGGTCTACAAAAGTCCAATCCACACCACCAGGTACAGGATAACCAATTTCAAGTCCTGTTTCAGGTATTGGATAATTATATTCTCTCGATGTGTCCCAAATTGCGTAAGTTAGACCTTGTCCAGGATTCATAAAGATATCCACGTTTTTAACGTTTAAAACAAGTTTTTCATTATCAACAAAATAATAGGCGTTGTAATCACCTTGTGTTGATATTCTAATTTTATCATCATCTTGTAACCATGACTTATTATTATCAACAATCTTTCTCAACTTAAACCCTTCGGTCATATAAGGGAAATCTCTATATCTGTTCAAATATGTTTGACCATAAGTGAACGGTTGTAATTGGGTTTGTATATCGTAGTTCTGACCTGTAAAAACATTACCGGTAATAACAACATTATCAGGACTTCGATGTTGTGGTGTTGTTTCATACCAACCCGCACCAATTTGAAAGAAATAAGATTCTGTATTCAAAGGTGCTCTTGGATATCCCAACTCATCTACAGGGTAATCAACTAATCTGATAGTTGTATCTTCATAAACTGAACTTGATGTGAATGCGGTGAACGTTTTTCCTTTTACTTTATATGTGTCACCAGGGATATAACTTGGTGAAGTGTTCACATAAGTTCCTCCTGATATTTGAGCGTATTGTGTATAGAACTGGTCCATGTTAATTCTTTGGTCAGCTAAGTAAATGTGTTCATTGTACTCAATCAAAGAATCGGGTGCACCAATTAATCTTAAAATAAATTCAACCGACCTTCTTGTTCCTTTTGACTTGAACAAGTAAGCCGAATTCAAGATAAGATTTCTATAAAATGCGTAGTTAATCTCTGTTGGTGTAAGAGCTCTGGCATAACCTGGATAGGTTGGTGTATTGGTATTTCCGAATATAGACTCTAAAAAATCTCCTTCAGTAATTGGTGAGAAATTAGATGTCCATCCTAATGTTTGGGCTAAGTTAACCAATAGTTGAGATGGTATGTCGTTTTCAGGGGTGTAATTTACTGAGTTCATATAAGCTAACCCGTCAATAAATTGTTTTACTTGGTCAAAACTTCTACCATATATCTGTAAAACCTTTTCAACCTTTCTACCAAGAGTATCAAATTCTTTAAGTGAGTCACTCACCAAAAATCTTGAAATTAAATTTGTTTTGAATGAATCCAGATTAACAGCAATTTCTTGTAATTGTGTTAAATAATCATCAAAACTAAATGACCTAATATCTAAGTTCCAATTACCATCTTTCGGCCAAGTAACTTGTTCGTTATTAGTATAATACTGACCCGCTTCATTTTGTTGTGGTACTTGGAATACCGCAGTGTATTCAGGTCTTACTAATCTGTTCACTAAAAACTTTTCAACTTCATCAAAAGTTTCAGAAAATATTTTATCAACTATAAGGTCATTAGGTCTAATATTATAATTGATATTGGATTGAGTTACAACACTACCAAATGGTGCTCCTTGAACATAAAATTCAAGATATCCGCTTGTAAGAGTTGGTGAAGGTGTAAATCCAACGATTTTGAATATATTATTTTCTCCTTGGTCATTTGTAAAAGCAATACAATAATCCAAATAGGTGTTGTATAAATTTCTGTATGGAGAAACCAAAATCTCCCTTACACTTAAATTGGTTGAGGCACTAAGTGAATAATCAACATCAAATGGATTATTAAATCTATCAACATTTACTCTAAAAAATGTCTCGTCTAAAACCGAATCATATGATATATCATATGCTGTTGCTCCCGTTGCAAATGATAAGTTGTTAAACAACACATCAACTGACGCTGGAAAATAATTTATAATATGAAGTACAGAAACACTAAATCTTTTAGATAGTGAACCATACATTGAAAAGTTTAAAACTTGAGAAACATCGTAGTTTGGATAAACTCTAAATTGTGTCGCCTGAATTCTACGACTCTCCGCCAAATCCTCGATATTCATTGCATCGAGAGTCATTGGTTCAGAAAAAGCACCTACATTAAACGTTCTATTAACCTTCTCAGTTACTCCTGTTGTGAACTCAAAGTTACCTTGCGTAAGTCCGCCACCCTCAACAGTTTGTAAACCTACAATGTTGTCTGAAAAGGTTGACGCCCCACTACCCGGTCTTGGCGGATAAAAATATTTGGTACTCTTTATCGATGTTGCCATTATGCGGTTATGTTTGTAAAGTTCTTACTGAAATCAATATTAGTACCTCTACTTTGTCTAACCTCATATAACAATGCGTTAAATTGGTCTCTAATTTCGTATAAGTTATATTGTCTATAGATATTATTTTGAGCATCATAGATTGTGTAGATACCATCATCAATAGATTTAGTTTGATTACCGTAAAGAGCAATCGCAAGAGATGAAATATCGTACTCAACCATTTCAATTTCTATAGAAATCGGATTGAAGAAAGTATTTGAGATAATAATACTTTGATTTGGCTGACCAATGAATGGTGTCGCATTCGGTTTATTTGTTGGAGATGATGACGGTGATAAAGTACAGAATAGTAAATTAGCACTTCCATCAACATATCTGTATCTTACAGATTTTTGAGTTGTGTTAACTTCGTTTGTAACCACTGGTTCGCAGAAGAAACTTGAAGTGATAACTCTAAAGAAGTTTGGTATTTTTGAACCATCTGGATTTAGATATTCAACTCTGAATCCAACAAGTCCTTGTGAGACAAATTTGTTTTGGTATTGAACAGGAACATTTGTTAAATCGATAACAATTCCTTTTACATTAGGTAAAGCACTTAAAACACCACAATCAGTAATCACTGTTCTAATTTGTGCTGGTCTTAAATATAAAGTATAAATTCCAAGGGCATTAAATTGTTCTGCAGGTAATGTTAGATTGTACAATCCACCTAAAACTTCAACACCCGCATTTCCTCCTGTTTCAGAGTTGTTGAAATAAGGTTTTAAAATGCTTTGAGCATTTAATGAAGTAAGTGTAAAGTTATCGGTCACATCTCTTGTTGGTGTGTAAGCCATGATAATGTCAACATCTTGAGGTGAGACATCACTTGGTCTTATTGTACCGTATGAACCTATTGCCATAATTTAGTTTTTTAATAAATAGTTTAAGGTGCCTTTTGCACGTTGAAAAATCCATATCCGTAGTTTAATAAATCACCTAAGTTATCTATCTCACCAAGTCTTTGAACTCTTTCATATGCACTGTTTTTTCCTCTTTCCAAAAACACGTCTGTTTGTATTTGTGGTTGGTCCATTACCTTAAGTAATGATTCCAATTTTGTTATTGGTACCGCGGTTAAATTACTATCCGTGAATCCTGACGACTCTTGGAAGAAAATGCTCGTACCATCAGCATAATCATAAAAATTAATTCCCGTTATCGTATAAGCCGTATAAATTGCACTTATGTTTGTAATCGCTCCCCATATCTCACCGTTCTTAATTACTGGAACTCCAACCTGATACTTTGGACTACCGTATAATGCCAATTCTGTTACTCTTGACGTTGTTACACCTGAAACAATAAACGGTACTTGTTCAACGTTATTTGTTGTTTGAGCTGACACAACATTCACAGCATCTCCTGAGAATATGTAATTGTAATTCACTGGTGTTCCAAACCAATTCCCACCCGCAGGTGTGAAATAAGCAGTACCTTGTTGGTTATAAATTGTAACCGCAGAATAAGGTAAAGTAACGTTCTTTTCAACTTTAACCACACCCCATGGGTTAGTTTGACTTAAAGTAATTGTATATGTCTTGTTGGCTGAAGGATAAACGTGTGATATTGAACTTGGTGTATACGCTGTAACAGCCTGTAATTGTGAACCATCTCCCCAATTAATTACATACTTAGATAAGTCCAAAAACTTTTGGAACTCACTCGAAGTGTTATAAACATAAACTCTATAAGGGTCAGATGTTGTGGATGAAAATATAAAGTTAGATACCACATCTTTCTGCATCACAGCCCCATCAAAAGGTGTATAATACCCCGCATCAACCGCACTTTCGGTTAACAAAATATTAACCGTCAATCCCGTTAATAAAGACGTACCATATGTATTCCCACTAACGATTTGAGACATACCTGAATAGACACCAACACTTATTCCATTTGAATTAACAACGGAAAGGTCTCTTTCAATATTCTCGGGTGATACTATAAAATTATAATCTGCCATTATGGATTAACGTATTCATACCATTTTATGGGAAGCGGAGTTCCCTCTCTATTACCTGTTATCGTGTTAAACACCTGATAAGTTCTCTTATCATAATCCAACTTAACCCTATAATAGAAATATGTTAAACTATCGAAATTATGTTCTCCTTGTAGTGTCGATTGCGGTACCGTCATCATTTTGGTGAATTGTCCCGTTATCGCATTATAAAACTTTGCTGACATATAAAAAGTATCGATATCCAAGAAAGTTCTTTTCTTTAACCAATAAAGGAAGAACCCTTCCGTGTCTCCGACATAATCCAAAACAAAATTAGGAGTTTTAATTGTCACAGGTGTTCTTTGTAATATCGCATCCGTTTTTAATCCTTGTTGAGTTGGTATAATAATCGTGATATAATTTTTTTGTCTCTTATCATCTGTTGTATCATATAAATCTAACTTGAAGAATGAATTAGAAAAATTGTTTTCGTAATAGAAGATGTTACCAGTTGTAAAACCCTCAGCTCTATAATCCATTCTCCAATTCACCTCACTGGTTAAAGAACCACCCGAATAAAAATAGAACTGATATCTTATCGCAGTTTCACTTGTTCTACCTGAGAACGGCTCGTTCGCAAATCGACTAACCTCAAAGTCTCTACCCACCCCAACTACTTCAGTGACTATTTCTTTCTCATACAAATCCACACTTTGGTCCAAACCTAAATAATCCCACTCCAACTGAATAGGTATATTCACTTGTTTTACAGTAAAACCATCTTTCCTAATAAAAAATTTACTCACATCCATCTATCAATGGTTTAATTGGATAATCAATTCCAAGTAAGTTAGAATTGAAGTTTATTCCCTCAGGTATTAACCTAAATGCCACGTTTGCAAATGGGTATTGGGCTGTATTCATGAAAGGATAATCAACACCTCTTAAAAGATTGTCTTTGAATCCAAAAGTATACAAATCTCTCCATCTAAACTGTTGGTCAGATTTAGAAAAATAAGAGAATGATGGGACTTGGTCGATAAATTCAATTTCACCAGTCTCGATATAGTCTGAAAACACCCTTAAAGTCATTTTGTTATGTGGGGTATAATAAAATCCAGGTGAGTTTTGGTCAGTAGTTCTTGTTGTTTGGAAAACGTTTTGATTGTATTTTATCTTTTGATAATAACTTGAAACAACTCTTTCCATTTGGTCATAATCATTCCATTCACAGAAGTCACCATCAATAACATCGTCTTTCTTTAAATCTAAATTGAAATGAAATGTATATGTTTTTCCATTTTCACTTCTCGTATAAGAAGACACAGGTATGTTGGTATTAGATAAGTTATTTGTTGCACTCCAATAGCTATTTGGTTTTGGTGTTAAGTTAAATTTCCATCCTTGTTTTAAACCAATACCATTAAATGGTTCGTTAAAATATCCTGAATAACCCTTATTAATTACGGTTAAAAATAATTCACTTATTGGTCTTTTTTGATTGTCTAACAAATTAGTAAAATCTAAATCATAGTTTACCGTTACATTATAAGCATTACTACTTGTTAATTGAGAAATTCTCGTAACTTGATTTGGTGTAATTGAACTATACTCTAATTTTTTAATCTCGTTAAAGACATTTTTTTCAAAACCGACCCTAGTCATAACAGAGTCCTCTAAGTTAGTTAAAATCTTATGTCTTCTCACATAATACTTTGACCTTGTTTCCTCAATATTATCAGGATTTGTTACTCTTTTAAATGTACCGACCACACCATTTTGAAATGTTGCACCCGTATATCCAATATCATAGACATTGAAAATATACTCAGAACTATCCAATTGGTTATTACCTAATGAATATACCTGAAATAAATTTGTGTTGTTATAGAAAAATGAAAGTTCAACATATTCACCAGCTATAAGTCCATGAGGAGCGATACATTGAAAAGACACTAACGGACTTCCATCAGTTTCACTGTTATTAATAATGAAAGGAATTCCTGTTGAAGCCGTCCAAGTTAAATTAGAATTGTTTAAATTAAAATATAATGTTTTGTTATAGTCATTTTCATAACCATAGCTCAAGTAATATGTCCAATTGTATGTGTAAGCACTTTTGGCTTTATAATCTAAATGTTGGTCTGTTATGTTTGGTCTGTAAAAATCAAACTCATAATATTGTGGTAATCCTTTCCATATCCCGCTTGACTTCGCCACTTCTGGTTGTGTATAAAATAGATTATATTGGAACGGTGTGTATGTTGTGGTACCTGTATAGGTATTCGAATACAAATATGTTACTTTAAAAGTTGGTCTGAATATTAAACAAGCCTGTCTCTCGTCATCATAAACTTGAGCCAAACTAATTGTCGAACTTCTGTCATACTCAATCATTAACTCACTTTGTTGTTCCAAAGAAATAGGAATTTCTTGGTCAACAGAAGGTGCTGATTGATAACTTAATCTACTTGGTATAATTTTATAGTTATTCAATGATAGAATATTTTGTTTTGAATTTATCTAACGCTGATTCACCTTTAACAGTACCAAAATAAAAATGGAACGGTGCTCCAACTATGAACTTATCACTTGTTGCTCCGACAGTAGAATAAACTCCACTTGAGTCAACACTGAAAATATAACCTCTCGCGTATAAATCATTAACACTTGATGTTGATGGTCTAAAGTAGTTTGGTTGAGTTAAATTTGTTCTATCCAAACTTTGGAATTTTTTGTTTTGAACAATGTCTCCGGTGTCTGTTGCCCAAGTATTACTTTGACTACCAAAGATTGTTGTAGTATTAGCTAATTTCCATTGATAGAATGGAGTTACCTGTGATTTAATACCGTATGGGTAAGGATAATAATTTGTGTTATCGTTTGTTCTGAAATTAATTCTTCCAGGTGTTAAATAATCTTTAAACTGGATGTCGTTTGTTGTTGATGAAAACCAAACACACATAACCGGGTCTAAAGAAGTACCCAAAATGTTTACAGGGTCGGTTGTTGAACCTTGAACTGTTTCATAGTACTCAGGTGAAAATTTAATAACACCTTCTTCAGAATTGATTGAAAGAAGTTGAGCCAAATCACCATCAATTCTTCTATCAGCTCTACTAAATAATTGGTTTAAAGAATTATCTCCAACCACAATAATCTGTCTTAAAAATCCTTCGTCAGTAATTCTTGAAATAACAAATAAATTAACTAAGTCAGATGTATCACCATAACTTGTTGAATCTAAATTAGGCATTACATACCCTTTTGTTTCAGGATTAAAAGTTATCTCTTGATAAAAATAATCTTTCATTCCTAAATTCATAATTGTTGTTGGGAAAAGTAAATTTCTTGTGTTCACCGATGTATTGTCTGGTGCCGGTATACCAACAAACTTTCCACTACTTGTATTGTAAGGACTACTTCTATAATAGAAGTTGTTTGTGTCAGATTCAAAATACACTAAATCACGACAAAAACGAGAAAACGCTTGGTTCCTACTATTATATCTTGTATCAACTTGTATCGGAAACATATACAAACTTCCACTAACCCAGTTGTTCACAAATGATTGAGATAAAACTCCACGACATAATCCATAGAAAAATCTAAATCTAAAGCTCCATTCTGAGTATGTTGCAAAATCATCTGCAATTGTTGCCAAATTGGTAGGATTTTTCATAAACACGTAGCACCCGTTTTCAACTGGGTCTACCTGAGTACATTGCTGATTTACTTGGAAATTTGTTCCTAACCCTTCATAACATCCTAATCCAACCATACTTTCACAGGTAAAACTTTCAAGTACATTTACAACACCAGGCAAATCTCCCAATTCAGGAGGGACTTGAGATGCTCCAAAAGTATTACTTGAAGTAGTAATATCTTCACTATCTGTGTTGATTAAATAAAACGTGAATGAATTATTTTGTTGTAGTATTGATGGGTTGTTTGAAAAACTACCTCCATCAAGTGCGTCTGAAGTTGGTAACCTATCTGTTCTAACAATATTTTTAACATTATTATTAATTAATAACGTTGGACCCGATGTGTTTATCGGTGAAAATAAACTTGGTGTATAGTAGTAATATCCTAATAATCCAGGAATTAAAATACTATCTGCAGTAAGAATGGAACCATAGTCATTACATTCCATAAACGATAAACCTGACACATCTTCACTATTGTCATATTTTGCGGCATTTGCACCAACCGCATAAAAACCATTAGAACTCTTACTTACAACCGCAGAATTTAATACTTCTTCTTGTATTGTTAATGATGTTAAAGATGATTGTGCACCGTAGTATGCTAAGTTGGTCGTATTGAATCCTGTAAACATACCGCCAGGAGCAGTACTTCCTGATATACCCGGTTTAAAGAAGTATGACTGATAATACATGTCATTAAGAGTATAGTCTTGAATTTTACTCGAAGAATTATTCAGTGCCTGTATTGGTATGTTAACTCTCGTGTCGGCAGTTACTACAAAGTTGGGGTCATCAATATTACTACCAAATAATCTACCCAAACTATAAACGTTTTTATATTTAGGTGAATACGGGTCAACTCCTCTTTGTAATATTAAAATGTATTGATTTTCTATATTATCAAAAGTATCAAATAATGTTACTGACGCGGTACTCTTTTCACGATAAGGTCCTAATACTGGTTCAAATATACTGAAATCAATTGGCGTTGATATAACATTTGGAAAAGATTGTGTAGTTCCGCTATTCCAAATTTTTGCAGCATCCGCAATTGTTATAGCTGTAACAACTTGGAAATATTCAATGTCAGCAGGATATTTGTAGTTGGTTGTTTCCGAACCATATGGTAAATTATAAGCTATTGTTTGTGAGTTTGCGTATTGGGATGTTGCATATGTAACATTAATTGTACTCGCACTAGCTCCATTATAAGTTTGACCACTTATACCTGTTTCTATTCCATTTACCGTATCCGCGGTATATGTCCAATTTATATCCGTTGACGCTGTTATAGAAACAGTACTCAACAAGTCACCCGTACTAAATTCTGTGTTAGATAATACTGTTATTGTGTTATCCAAGTGAAATTTATTTATGTTTGAGTCTCCAGCAAAAGTTACTTTCACAGAGTTTAATCCTGTAAAGAAATTAGACCTTTGATTAAACAAGTTAATTCTTTCTCCTACTGGTAAAGATTTTGAAACCGCAAATGCCGGTAACGTATTACTAAATGTTAATGTTTCTGAAAACGGAACTTTATATCTTGATGGGTCATTTAAGACCGCTGCAGCACCAAATCCTGCAACAGACTGAGAAGATATTACAGATAAATTGTAAATATCCTCAGCGGTAGATGCTGAATAATATTGTTCAAACTTGGTTAGATATTGAGGTGCTAATGATAGGTAACTTAAAATACCTGTTGGAAGATAACTTGTTGGTCCTCCTGAATTATTCACTGGAAGTGTTTGTGCAGACTGTTTACAATCACACGCCTGACATTCAGGGTATGTTATCATTGGTAGTCTAAACGAATAATCTCTTTTTTGGTTACAATCAATCTTTAATAGGTTACATATAAATCCGAAAGGTCTTACATTTATGATTGGTATTTTAATACCACATAACCAACAAAGCGCATTTATTAATGTTAAATAAAGCCACAACACCAAATGTATCGCAAAAATAATTGCAAGAGCTAATGGTGTTATTAACGTCATTAGTATTGAGAATATAAAAAATAATAAATCAAAATTTCTAAATCCGTCGTTTACAGGAAACTTATTTACCGTACTCTCACATTCACTACTATCAATTTCTTTAATCCCTATAAATCTACCCTTAGCACCTTTTTTATATTCATCAATTAATCCTGATACAGTGTAAACTTTATTAAAGTTAAATTCATAGAACGTATCTTCACAATCTATCACCTCATTTAATCTATTTGTTTTTTGAGTTCCCACAAAACCATTTGTATATCCACTCCATGCCAATCCAAAATAATAAGAACTTTTTGTTTGTCTTACATCCGGTCCATACTCTTTAACATTTGGAACCAAATAATTAGGTCTTCTAGTTTGAGTTGTTAACGCGGCTGGTTGTTGCCATTTGATTTTAAATCTGTACTTAGATTTAGTCGGAATACCGATTGTTGGGTCGTTTGATATAACTTTTTCACCAAATTGATTTGTTACTAAGTAATCTAAATTCATAGGTAATTCAGTCAACCATACCCCACTTCCGTCTATAACATTACCTGCCTGTTCTAACTGGTATAATTCTAAAATAGGATTACCGTCAGAATCTTGTTGTATTGTTTGTCTTATCGCCAATATTTGTCCAGGACCTGAAGATAACGAACAGAGGTTACCCATGTCATCTCTTGGTTTACAATTTCTTCTAACCCTATAAGCATCGGATGTGGAATACACGGAACCCATGAATGTCGATGTTGGTTGAATGTCTATATTGGCATCATCTCTTAAATCAAAGTCGACTCTATTGATGGCAATTTGACATAGGTCGGGGTCACCCCATAATGGAGATATTTCTGCATTTGTAGATAAATTAACAATTTGTGGTAATGAGTTAAGGTCAGTAGATGTTCTAAATTGATTTCCCGCCACTTGAGCCTCTGTGGCTCTACCCATTCTAATTAAATCTTGTGGTGTTAAAGAAAACTCTCCAATGTCTGAAAGGTCTACATCCATTACAATACTTTGACTACCTAATGGAACACCCATAATCATGTAATCACCACTTTCATTTGTCTTGGCCGTGAACTTGTAATATTTGTCATATATTTCAACCGCAATCGACTGAGTTAATACATCAGTTCTTGAAGGTAAGGTACCTGTTGCTGCGTGTTTTGAATATGATTTTTCGTAAGGTAATAAATTGTATCTGTATCCATCTTCATTTTTGTCACTTGGTGATTTATAAGGGTAGATACTTTGAGTAATAGGGTTTGACTCATCAACACTTTCAATTGGTATGAATATTGAAACCCTTGCATTTGGTAATCCAAATCCATTATTTGCGGTTATTCTTCCCACCAATACACCATAGTCAGCACAACTTCTTGTATAGATGTCTGATTGTTGAATTTTTAGTGAAAGAATTTCAAGAAATTCGAACTCTTGGTCTAATTGAACATTAATTGTTTTATTAATCCCAAGTTCTGTTTGTATCCTATATGATTGCCCCATCCAATGGTTTTACTATAAATAGTTTATGTGGAATTTTATAAAACACACCACAATAAATTATAGTTCAATCAAAGTAAAAATAAACTTATGAGAATGTAACTGATTGGAAGTTCTTCACAGATACTCTAATATCTTTGTTTGGATATCTAATTTGGTATACTTGTGATGGTTGTGCAAATATTGTATCATCAACAGGTCCGATTAATTTTGTTTCAGGGTCAGAGTATGTCATTGACGTTTCTGCTGATGAGTATTGACCACCCACTTCGTTGTAGATTTCAAGTCCTGCAACAGTTAAGACTCCATTTGTATTTTGAACAATGCTTCTTATCTCAGATAAATAAACGTTTTGCCCAAGTTGTCTTGCTTGTGGATTAAAATATGTTGATATTAAATCAATAACCTGTGAAATAATTTGACCTGAATTTTGTGCAGAATCTAATACGATTGAGATATCCACACTTACATCAATAACTTCAGCTGTGAAGATTGAAATGTAATCGTTCATCATTCTGTAGTTAGATAAGTAATTGGCAATATTTTGTTTCAAAGTATTAGACACAATATTAGTCAGTTTACCTGAAGTATCATATGATAATATTTGAATTAAAATTTTGTTGTCGTTTTCGGTAATTGCAACTTTTGCAGGAGCTCCGAATTGGGCTGGCATGTTTCTGATAATTGAATCGTAGTCTTGAACTGTAACCGCTCTTTTTTGTGCCGAGAAGTTAAACGATACGTAGTTTCTAATTTCTTCTATTGTTGGTAATCCCGCTCCACCGATAGCGGCAGTTACGTTGTTACATCTTAAAGAGTTAACCACTGATGAGTTTGTCGCCTCTGAAGGTCCGTTAACAAAGAACGATACTGTACCAATTTGATTGATTACGTTTGTACCTAAGTTACTTTGTAATCCACCACCAACTCTATACTGAACAAACAATGTTGAGTTAGCTTTCAATGCTGAACCTAAAGAAAAGTTGTTTGAATATTTTTGTAATTCCAAAGTTCCTCCAAAAGTTGTAAATTCGTCTAAAGCATCTTGTGCAGTATTTGTTCCTCCACCAAATGTCATCTTCTTGAATCCTTCACCTGTATACTCACTGATGAATCTGTCTTGAGTTTGAATATATCTTCCAACTTTAATACCTGGTTGGTCTGAAACTTTCGTTGGGTCTTCAATGAATACTCTATCTTCAGCCAATGCATCTACTTCATACCATCTGTTTGATAATCCCATGAATTCGGCTGTTGTTGGTATGTTTGAATATTCTGTACCATCTTTAAGTAAAACACTTGTAATACCCAATACATTTTTTTCAGGTAAGAATAGTTCAAAGAATGGCTTAACATCATTTGGTGTAATAACTCTCTTGAATACCTTTGTAATACCATTAACTACAAGTTCTCTTTTAGTTATGGTATAGTTTAATAAAACACCATTAGCATTAAAGTTTGGAACTTTTAATCTATTAGGGAATCCTTGAGCGTTGTATGGTGACGCAAAATTTACATCATAAATGTTTTCAAAAACTAATCCCGCACCTACTACTTGAGAACCTCTTAATAAAGTACCAAGATATCTTTCATCTTCTTTATCACCAAAAGCTGGAACTGTAATTGAAAAATCAACTAACGATACTGATGGTCTTTGTCCTGGTAATTTTAAACCGTAAGTTCTGGCAATGTTATAAACCGAAGACTTTTGTTGTGCGTATTGAAGAACGGTTTCTTGAATACTTCTATCAATATGATAATGTAAGTTATCGGCAACTGCGGCATTCAAATCCAAGAACACTGAGAATACGGATGCATCATTAAAATCCTGTATTAATTCCGGATAATAAGTTCTAACATAGTTTTGTAGTTCTACTCTTATCGCTTGGAAATCTCTGGTTGTATATGGTATTTTACGATTAGCCATCTATGTTAAATATTGATAATTAGAAAATCACTTTGTGAAAACGTTTGACCGTTTGTTGAATAATCTATTTTTATTTTTGCAGTGTATTCTGCTGTTCCTTTTCCAGGAAGTCTGTAGATTGAAGATTCACTTGTTCCTACAAAATTTTGTCCTGTGGCAATGTCAATTTCTTCTGCTGGGTCTGCCGGTGTTATTGTAATTTCATTTAACAATAAATTCGGCATAAAGTTTTGAACCGCGTCTCTAATATCCGATTGTATTGCATCAAATGTCAATCCATCAAAAGGTTCAAAAATAAACTCGTATAATCTTGTACCAAACGTAGGTAAATAATATCTTGAGCCTTTTCTTGTTAATAATAAATGTAATAGGTCTGATTTAATTTGCTCTTTCTCAAATTCAGTTAACTCTAAATAATCACCTTTAATTGAATCATTGAAAGGAAACGCTAAACCATATGTTGTACCATTTGCCATATCTCATAAATATACTTGGATTATTTTTTTCTTAAATACATATTACCTTTTTGAGCCTTTGGTTCAAAAGGACAATGTCTACAACCATTACCACAACAATATCCCCTTTCAATATGATATTCTTCAGTAAAAACGGTTCTACCGTTTTCTTCATAAAAATGAGAAGGGAGAAGTTTTGGCTTCTCCCTTTTTATATTTTCTTGTTTCATCTTATACAAGTACAATTTCACAAGCCCCACCTGCACAAGCAACTTCTCCGCTTAAGTCAGTGTCATCATCCATCTCAACAATTTTTGATAAATCAACATCGTGAAGTGTCTTCATTAATTCCTCATACTTGTCTTTTGTACAATCTTCAAATGGTGCTTGAATATATGTTCCACCATCGTAAGGTAATACTGAAAGACCATTATAGTATTCTTTGTTCTCCCACATCCACTCACCAACAGCTGGCCACTCATGCTCTCTAATTGAGATTGTTGCCGATACGTTGTGTGCGTTGTTTCCGCTTCTATGTCCAGGTTTAATCCATTCTTGTTGAACTTTCTTCACTCTCTCCAATAATTGAATTGGTGATTCGTTTCTTAAGATTGACCCTTCGGGTGCTTTTTGTGGAATACCAATAACAGCTGTATCATGTGGTCTGAAATATTCATCTTCAACTAATTCAGGATGATTGGTTTTCAAATGTGAATAAATTGCTTCATTCTTACCAACTCTAACTCTTCTAACATAATATTCATTATGCCAAGCGTGAATACCTGATGATGTACCTAAAGTTAATGATGTAGTTCCCGCAGGTTTAACAGTTGTTGTTCTTGCTGCTGGATTAATATGTAATAATTCAGCAACTCTTTTGTTTTCTTCTTTAACTACTTTAGCCGCAGATTTCATATTCAAACCTAAAACAGCTCCTGAACCGATACCTGTCATTGAAATTCCAATTAACGCATCTTTTTCAGTTGTTCTTTGCCAAATTGGTCTTAAGTAGTGGAAGTTTGTATATCCCGCTTGTAATGTTCCGATGAAAGAAGCCGCTCTAACTCTATCTTCATAATCTTCTTGAGATACAACGTTAGATACGTTAACCTCTGTAAGGTTACAGAATTGGAATGGTCTTAAAGCAATTTCACAACAAGGGTTAGTTCCCCAATCTTTATCGTTACTTAAGTAGATACCAGGTTCTCCTGCTCCACTTGCTTCGATTCTCTTCCAAAGGTCCATAAAGTAGTCCTTTGTAATTTTGTGTCTCATTAATACCGCAGAGTTATTAGCTCTACCTCTTTGTGGATTTGTTTCCCACCAAGCTCCACTCTTACATCCAATCATTTCTTCGTCAGTTGCTGAGAATAATGAGATAAGAGCAGCTCTTCTGATACCACCAGCCAATACTGCGTCTGCAATATGACAAACGATATCATGTACTTCAATTGGTTTTAATCTTTCACCATCTTGTCTTGAATCCAAGATACCTTCAACCTTAATTAAACACTCTTTTAATGGTTGAGGACCAGGAGCTTTACCACCTGATGTAACTAATCTAGCACCTTTAGCTCTAATGTCCGAAAAATCAAATTCGATTTTTGAACCACCAAAAAAATATGATTTAACTAACACTTTAACAGCATCAGCCCATCCTTCGATTGAATCCGCTACTAACCATCTTCTTCCTCTTTCTTTGTTTGGTTTTCTGATTTCAGGTAAAGCGTCAACGTGATGTTTTTGTACTGAATAACCAACACCTGTTCCACCTAAAAGTAAGAACATGATTTCAGAGAATACTCTCCAATCATCAATCGGTGCAAAGGCACAGTTGTAAATTCTGTTTGGTGAAATTTCAATAGGCTTTCCTGCGAACTGCATTGACCTCATTGATGGGAGAACTTGTTTTCTGTAAACATACATGTAGTTCTCTCTAATTTCTTTTTCTAATTGTGGATATTGCTTAATATGCATCTCCATGTTTCTTGTGACTAACTCTTGCCACGTTTCTCTTCTCTTTAGTTCAGGGATATACTTTGCGTATTTCATATACACAGTAATATCCGATAAAATTCTGTTCGAAATGTCCATTTTGTAAATTTTAAGGTGTAATTTTTTATTAAAAAATCAAGGATTTTTATGATAAATATGTGGTCGAACACCAATCGACCAACAATTTGTAATTAAAAAAATAAGTTTTTTTTGAAAAAAGTAGATATTTAATTAAGTGGATTTTTGCTGAGACTCTCTTTCTTTTCTCTTCTCAAGAAGTTCCTTAACTCTATCTCTTTTTCTTTCCTCTTGTTGACCCTCGAATCCTAAGAATGTAACTGATGATTCTGTATCTATTTCAAGAAGTTCATTGTTGAACTTGCAGTTTTCAAAGA